AACAAGCTAGCGGATTTAAAGAATTATTAAGTAACATGATGAAACGTAGATGGTTCATCACGGCCATCGTTTTAGGTGGTTTTATGATTATCATAATGGGTATATTCGGGGCAATTTTGAATAAATCTGCAATCGAGGGCGAATGGAAAGAACTTTTACTTTTATTATTAGGTGCTTTTATTGGCTCTTATGGTAAGATTATAGACTATTGGTTCTCTGATACAGATAAGGACAAGATGTTAGTACAAAAAATGGATGAAGAAGATGGCACATCATTAAGTAATACTGCGGATATGCCAAATAATCCAATTGTACCAATGTCGACTGCACCATTAGTATTATCAGAATCAACAGTACAAGAAACAGCACAAGTGGTTGAATCACCAAAAGTAGAAAAAAAGGGTGTTGAAATCGATGAGGATGGTGATGGTGTAATGGATGGTTTAGATTTCGATGGCGATGGTAAAATCGATGAATACTTCAAACATAGACAATGTGAGCACGTTTGGGGTGATTTAGATGGTGATGGTACTGAAGAATGTCTTAAATGTGGTAAAATCAGAGATGATTACGCGGAAATGACAATGGAAGGATAAATAAAAATAAACAAAAACAAAATTTAAAAACATGGCAAGTTTCTTAAAGGAATTATTTAATGACAACAACTCTATTAACGAAAAATCAGTAGTCGGATTTTCATCTTTTATATGCATGGTAATTGCATTAGTTGTTGATTTGGTAACAGGCTATATGGGTAAACCATTAGTAATAAACGAATTCATATTTGACGGCTTTTTAGTCATCACTCTAGGGGCGTTTGGTATTGCATCTGTAGACAAATGGATCAATAACAAAAACGCTAAAAAAGAAGAGGAAGTGGAGGGGTAAAAAACAATATTATAATTAAAGATGAAAAATTTATTAACTAAGGGTAAAAATTTATTATTTAATACATTTCTAGTATTAACCGGAGGGTGGATTATGTTTGCTCTCGCATTTCAGTTATACGGTGTATTTTTAATATCAACAAATCAGGATGAAGAAATGAGAAGAATCACCAACGAGATAACATGGAAGATCGATGGTAGATTTAAAAATAATCCAGAAAATATTTGGTACAGTAAATAAAAAATGGGGAAGTTAATATTCCCCATTTATATTTATTTTAAAACAAAACATATGAAAAAAATATTTCTATTATTATCCATTATACTAATTGGTATAACTTCAAATGCCCAGACAATTGGGAAGACAAAAACGGAAGAATATAAAGCTGATTTTGAAAAGAAAAAAGATATTTCAGCATACCTTGATTATGAGGGGCCACAAATACCTATACAGATTTTAAAAGCGGGTATATCTGATGAAGTGTATGAGATGTATCCAGAATTAAAAGAAAAAAGAGTTGGTCTTGGTGTTGCTAATATCTCCATGGAATATCTTGAGAATTTAAATAGATTTAAATTTACTGAAGACAAAACTGAAATTAAAAATAGAATGGTTAAACAATTCCAAGCATCACAAGCTGGAATTTCTGAAAATAAACTAGATGGTAGAGGTAAAATTAATCTAGCTGAGTATTTTGTAACTATTGAATGTTATGATTATTCTATTTCTGAAGATGAGACAATCAACTTAAAGGATGGAATTAAAGATAATATGGTTACAAGGATTGGTTTACAAGTTAGATTTACCAATGCCGAAACAGGTATTGTCTTCGGGGCATCTGGTTTGGGTGAAGCTAAAACAAGTAGAGAGTTAACACTATTATCAGACGCAACAGTTGATCCAATTAAATTTAATCAGTCTACCATATCAATTGCAACTAAAAAGGCATTAGATATAGCTTGTGCCAACATTCTTGATAGAATGATCAAAAAAGGCATATTCACAAAATAATACAGAATGGCAAGATTTATTCAAAGGGAGGTATAATAACCTCCTTTTTTTATATTTATAATAAAACAATAAAGTATGAAATATATACTATTAGCACTATTACTTGTACCATCATATATGTTTGGTCAAGTTTCATCTTGGAGAAATAATCCACCTCAACAACGAGTAGAAACACCTAGAATAACCCCATCTGTTCCGCAAAGAAACGATGTTAGTAGATGGAGAAATAATACATCCCAACCAGATCCTCGTGGAAGAGGTAGAATTCAAAATTGGGGTAGACCTAATCAATTTGGATACTATTGGGGAAACTGGGGTTGGTATCAACCGTTTCCATATATTTGGTATGATGATTTGGGCTGGAGACAACGAAGTGTAATTCATGTTTATGAAAATGGTAAAAGAGATACAATCAGAAAAGAATCGGTTTATACTTCTTTTGGTATTGGTTATACAAATAATAAACAAGTATCTTTTTGGGGTGCTGCCGGAAGAAAGAAAGGTTATTTTATTTTAGATTACACAATGTCTTATGACATTGATCAAAATCAGTATTACCCATATGGTAGAATTGATATAGTTGATTTCCCAGTTAGTGATAACGATTTTATTAAACAAGGTACGTTATATCTTGGTGGTGGTAAAAGATTTGGAAAATTGGGTGTTCATGGGATGATTGGATTTGGTAATGAAAATATAAGATATCAAGGTAGAGATGCTCTTGGTGGTATATCATTCCCAAAATCAAATTCAAATTTCACCACATTTAAATTTGGTATAATAAGAGACTTTAAATTCTTTACATTAAAATTAGATAGAGATCCAATAAGAAATTTCAATCAAATAAGTGTTGGATTACATAATAAGTAATGAAAAAAATATTATTTTTTATTTTTATTTTTATTTCGATAAACTCGTTTGGCCAAACCTACACACAAACTTTTATAGATAAATGTAGTGGTGAGAAAAAAACGGCCACTACAACAATGATTAACGGTTATGCAACTGTTTCGTTTTATAATCAAATAAGGACATTTTCACCATTAGAGGTACAAACAGGTGTTGTGCAGGCTTGGTTGTTAACCACAAAAGCAACATACGAATCTCTTACATGCCCGGTGATTAATAATCCTATTGTACAACAAGCTGTTACAAACGCAGCAGCACAAACAGCAACAAATGCCGCATCTGCGGCGGCTAGTAGCGCAGCATCATCTGCAGCAAGTAGTTCAGCAAGTTCAGCGGCTAGTAGTTCAGCTAGTAGTGCTGCAGCAAGTACTGCTTCAAGCACACCTCCGCCAACATCAACACCTCCGCCACCGGCTAGTAGTGGTACATCATCTTCTTCATCACAAAGTTCTGGTGGTTCATCTTCATCTTCTAGTTCAAGCTCTTCTTCAGAAAGTAAAACTGAGACTAAGACAGAATCTAAGACAGAATCTAAATCTGAGAGCAAAAGCGAATCTAAATCAGAAAGTAAAAGTGAGGAGAAAAAAGAAGAATCAAAATCAGAATCTAAAAAAGAAGAAAAGAAAGAAGAATCTAAAGAAGAGAAAAAAGAAGAAAAGAAAGAAGAGAAAAAGGAAGAAAAGAAAAAAGAAAAAGCTGCGGTGTCAAATCCAATGTTATTATCTTCAGATTTATCTGTTATAGAATCTCCAGATGGTAGATGGTTACAATCAGCAACTATTGGTGTTTCTAAATCATCATTAATGGGTGATGAGAGTTATTCCGCAAATACTGTTATTATGAGTGATTTAAAAACATTTATTGTTAGTGGTGGCTATACCAAAATGGACTTCGCTAATGGTAAGTTAAAAGCTATACATTCTTATTCAACAGCATTTGCATATCTAAATGGTAATTACATGAATTTACTAGGTTATACCTATATTAAACCAACACCAAAATATGGGGTATTTGGATATAATGTTGGTATAATTAATCTAATGCTTAAAAATATGGACAATGGATATGATCATAATATGTCATCATCTGTTGTTGCGTTTTGGACAAAACCTTATCAATACAATAAGAAATTAAGTATTTCCCCACAACTGTTTACAATGTTTGCGCCAATTTCCTGGAATAGTCTTACTGGAGAATCAACAGTAAATAAAAATTTTGGATTTTTACTTGGATCATCTTTTGATTATAAAATAACTAAAAGATTTGGGTTTACTGTAAACTATAAATTAAGTGGCAATACCGCAGCAGGGTCTCCATTTTTAAGTAACTTTTTAATTGGATCAAGAATGATACTTTAAACTTCTTTATCTATTACTAGTGGTTCGGTGTGACTTCTTTGTTTTTTAACACCATATTCCTTTGTTGTTTTAGAAATAGTGGCTCCAAGTGATGAGCAAATTAAAAGAATGAATATAATTAAGTTTAACATATTTGTATTTTTTTTATATAACTATTAGAAAAATACAACAAAAATATCAGAAAACTAAGAATAGTAGGATTATAACAAGAGATTCTTTATATAGTACAAAAATAAAAACCCTCGTAGAAACGAGGGTTCTTTTGGCAAGAAATGACTAAACGTACCTCTATTATACGCTTATAAGTTAATATAGATTATTTCACATTATTTGTCAACTCTTTATATAAATTTAATATTTCAGAGCATTTTTCATAATCTTCAATATTTTCATAATGAAGCATTATATGATCAATTAAAATATCCGGTTCATTCTTTAGTAACAGAAATTCGGTGTTCCACTCAACAATTTCATTTGTATCCAACTTTACTGTGGCATTTACGGTGTATTTAATTTTTCTTTTTCTAGTGCCTAGTAGTTCTTTAAAACTATCTATAACCCCACCATAAATAAGTTCTTTGTTTTTTTCAAGAAAGTCTTCAAAGTTTTTGTACTTTCCTTTAACAAACACATTGAATTTGTCTTTTTCAGTTTTCATCTTTTTTAAAGGGTTTTGAGTAAGTTGGGTAAATAATTTTCCAGATTATATCTCTATAATCTTTCTTGTCTAGCATCGAAAATAAAATGGAAGGGTTATTACATTTTAATGCTTCCAATGCAAAACATTTTCTATCGTCAATATTACAGCTTTTTATAATTCTAGCAAAATCTATTAACGATTTTTTTTCTAATTCTTCATATTTTATTACTAGAGCATCTGCAGTGTTTTTTACCCAATCATAAAATTCGTCAGGTACTTTATCTAAAATCTCATCAAAAGGTTTATAATCTTTCAAATATTCCCAAATATCCCTATTTGAAATATTGGTTAATATTCTATGAAGACGCTTATATTCTTCACCTTTTATTTTCATTCTAAATCCGTTTTTAAAACGAATCACATATCCTTCTTTATCGTTGCTAATTTCTTCTTTAAGTAAATCATACCCCTCACCCCATGTTTTATATAATGTAACAATTTTGAGGTTTAAGTTTTTTATTAGATTTTTTAATCTAATATCTTGATTATCATCGTTATGTATGTTGACCTCGTCACCGGTTTTGGTATGTATCATACCAAGTAAAATTAAATCTTCAAAATCATAGTTACAAACTATTCTATTTTCTGGGTAGATAATCTCAAACAAGTAAGTATAATCTTTAGCTAATCTATTGTAGTCATATTTCTCCAATAGTTCTCTACCTTTAATTGATTGTGGAGATGTAAATGAACCTCTTGTAGCAATTATCCATTCACCCTTAGTTTTTGGTGTTGGTTCATAATATGGGTTATCAAAATCAGGTAAATTGTTTGGATCAAAGAATCTTTCCATACCCGTTTCATAATTGTTATTGAACCATATGTTATATCTTCTTTCATCAGTTAATTCTTCTTCATAATAAAAAAGAATACCTAATGATCCATCCATCTTTTCATAAACTTCGAAATTTTCGTTTGGTATTTCTTCTGGCTTGTGTTCTTCATAATTGAAGAATTTTTTAAATGGTCTAGCGACTATTTCACCATTTGAATTTGTTACTAATCCCCTACACTGGATAGTGATTTCATCCCACAATCTTTCATATTGAACTTTTGGAGAATAATTCCAAATAGTTAAATCATATTTTGGATGTGTTTGTTTTAATAACAAACCATCTTGATAATATTTTTCTAAATCTTTTAAGGATACCATTACGGTTTTTTTGTGGTTGAGAAATTTTTGTATAAGAACTAATAAACTTACTCAATTACAAGGAAATTTCAAATCTGTTTTTCATCTGTACCAATTTATCATCAGGTACATCATGTATGTTTTTACTACCATGTCTATTCTCCACAATCAAAGTGTGAATTCTATATCGGTATCTTTTTGCCATCTCAAAATATGGTTCCATTTCCCATTCTTGAGTAAAGGTGTTAGCAATTACAATTTTTGAAAATTCTAATCGCATTCTTTCTGCGCATTTTTGCTGACATAAGTTATGTGCTTCTTTTAATTTTGTTGCGTCAAAATTGTAATTACCTTTTTCGTCAATAAAAAAATTATCAGCAGACAAAACATCTGGATTTTGTTGCTGAGTTGTTTGTAATATAATATCACCTAAAGTTGATTTACCTGAACCAGGTATTCCTCTAAGTAAAATTAAATCACCTTTGTATTCTTGTACTGTCTCTTCCATGCTTCTCTATAAGTATTTCTAATTTTTTAATATCTCGTTTCAATTCAAAAACTTCATCTCTGTAATGTTTTGCAATTAAAAAAACCATTATAAGCATAATAATGGTTGCTATGAATAAGATTTTTGTTTGGGGCTCTTGTTTCATTTCCTTGTTTATATCATAAAAATAAATAAAAAAATTCAAAAAAACAAATTACACATTATTTTAGAATGTTTAAAAATAAAAAGGGCCAGATTGACTGGCCCATTTCTTATTTTACCGCTTCAGTTGCAGTTGCTTCCGGTTTAGCCGGGTCAGCTGGTGCTACTGGGGCTTCTACTACGCTTGCCGTTGAATCAGCTGTAGGTACAGCAGCTGTATCAACTTGTGCAGCAGTTGAATCTGTTGCTTCCTTTGTGGCAGATCCTGAACCACATGCTGTTAGTGTAAGTGCTACACCAAGAGCAAAAATAAATGTATATTTTTTCATACTATGTTAAATATAACTAAAAAAAACATAAAAACCAAATGCAAATAAAAAACCCCAACAAGATGTCGGGGTTTATAGGTCTTTCGGCGGGTTCAACCCCACTTACTTTTGAAAAAAACGAAAAGGTAATCGACAAAGAGAACCTTCAAGCATATAAATATATGTGTTTTTTATAAAAATTCAAATATTTAGTAAAAAACTATATGATTTTCGTTTTTAAGACCATTTTTTCCTTATAAATTAATTTAACAGGCTTATTTTCCTTAATCGCACCCATCAAAATCTGATCACTTAAAAAGTCCTCACAAAGTGACTGTATAATTCTTTTTATTGGTCTAGCACCATAAGCCTCTTCTTTATTTCTGTGAATAATCTCATTCAAAACAGAATCATCAAAGGAAACAAGATATTTTTTCTCTTTTAATCTGTCTGATAACTTATTGATTTCCAAGCTAATAATTTTTTTAAGCGACTCTTCATTTAAAGAATTAAATAAAATAATATCATCTATTCTATTCAAAAACTCTGGGTTAAATTGCTGCTTCAATGATTTTTGTATCATTGTTTTTTTAACCTCATATTGCTGTGTTTGACTACTCATTGTTGAAAAGCCTACACCGTTACCGAATTCTGACACTTTTTTCGCGCCAACATTAGATGTCATAATAATCAAAGTGTTGGTGAAATTAACTTTTCTACCGAATGAATCTGTAAGGTGTCCTTCATCTAATATTTGAAGTAATATATTAAACACGTCTTTATGTGCTTTCTCGATTTCATCAAATAAGATAACTGAGAATGGGTTGTTTTTAACTTTTTCAGTTAATTGACCACCCTCATCATATCCAACATAACCTGGAGGAGAACCGATCAATCTAGACACTGCATGTTTTTCCATGTATTCACTCATGTCTACACGAATAACCTTTTCTTCCGACCCAAATATTAATTGAGCTAAACTTTTAGCTAAATACGTTTTACCAACACCGGTAGATCCTATGAAGATAAATGACCCAATAGGTTTTTTATTGTCTTTGATACCAACCCTATTTCTTCTAATTGCTTTAGATATGATAGAAATTGCATCATCTTGACCAATCACTTTACTTGATAATTCATTTTCCAAATTAAGTAAGTTACTTACCTCGGTATTATCAATTTTAGTTATTGGAATTCCAGTAATATTAGAAACCATATCATAAACGTCTTCAACAGTTACTGGAATCAAATTACCTTTTTGTTTATCCAACCACTTGTTCTTTTCGTCTTCGAGTTTCTTTAAAACCTTTTTTTCTTCGTCTCTTAGTTTTGCTGCTTGTTCATAAACTTGTGCTTTAACAACTTCGATCTTTTTATTTCTAATATCCTCGATTTCTTTTTTTAATCTATCGATAATTTCTGGAACTTTAGTTATTACTCTTTTTTCTGACCCAAGTTCATCTAAAACATCAATTGCTTTATCTGGAAATTGTTTATCAGTCATATACCTTCCAGATAATCTTACAATTGTTTCAACAACCTCATCACCATATGTAACTTTGTGATAGTCTTCATATGACTTTTGTAGATTATTTAATATTTCAATTGTTTCTGTTTCCGTTGGTTCTTTCAAAATAATCTTTTGGAAACGTCTAACTAAAGCCCCATCCTTTTCAATATGTTTTTTAAACTCATCGAATGTTGTGGCACCAATACATTGAATTTCACCTCTCGCTAATGCTGGTTTTAGAATATTAGCCGCGTCCATAGAACCACTAGCATTACCCGCACCAACCATTGTGTGTAACTCATCAATAAACACAACAACATCTGGATTTTCTTGAAGTTCGTGTAAGATTGCTTTGATTCTTTCTTCAAATTGTCCGCGATATTTTGTACCAGCAACAAGAGATGTTAAATCAAGGGAAACAACCCTCTTGTCCAATAGATTGGTTGGGCAGTCACCCTTAGATATCATTAGGGCTAATTTCTCAACTAGTGCCGATTTACCAACACCAGCATCCCCAACGATAACTGCGTTATTTTTTTTCTTTCTTGAAAGAATTTGTGCAATCCTTTTAACTTCTTTATCCCTACCCACAACCGGATCAATCTTACCTTCTTGAGCTAATTTAATTAGGTCTCTAGAAAAATTATCTAGAATAGGTGTACCTGTTGTACTTTTTCTGTTTTTCGGATTTGTTCTTTGATTTTCCTCGTATTCGAAGTCTACTGGCATAACTTTTTGATTTATTAGCAAACATACGGATTTTTTTTCAGAAAAAAAAAGATAAACGTTGACAAAATGTCTAAAAAAATGTCTAAGGAATGTCTAAATGTCAGTTTTAGACATTTGGTTTACAATTTGTAAAATGTAAATAAAAAAAATTATATATTATGATCACATTATTTAGAGACCCGTTTTTTGATGTTGTGGACAAAGTTTTTGACACAACTAAAACAGTGGCTAGCCCACAATCAACTATTCGCAAAAATGAAAGCGAATATAAAGTGTTTTTGTCTATACCTGGTTTAACCAAAGAAGACCTAAAACTCTCAATAAAAGATGGTGTTTTAAAAATATCATTTGAGAAAGAGGAAAAGGACGAAAGAATGAGTTTCGTCGGTAATTTCACTAAAACGTACGTTATTCCAGACAATGTTAGAGAAAAAGACATTGTTGGGAAGGTTGAAAATGGGGTGCTCGAGGTAGCACTACCTATAGACAAAAAGAAATCATTAGAAAGATTAATCTCATTAAACTAATGATTTGATTTTTTTATTTGAAAGCCCTGTAATCAGGGCTTTTTTTTTATTTTAAAAAACTATATATTTTATAAAAAAGAGTTTATGGCTATAATTTCAGAAAAAATCGAAGGTAAGGTTATTCAAGTTGATATAAAATCAACAAACATTAAATCAGCAGTATATAATACTGAAACATCTTTATTGACAATAGTCTTTAATAATGGAAGTATTTATGAATACGAGGGTGTTCCTTGGGAGCTTTTCACTAAATTTAGAATGAGTGATTCTCAAGGTTCATTTTTAAACAGTAATATAAAACCCAAATATAAATTTAAAAAAATTAGTTAATGACCAATCTAGTAGACGAACTTTTAGAATTATCTGATCCGGAAACTGATAAGAAAATTATCACCACATTTGAAATGAAGGATCGTTTGTGTCCCGAAATATTTGATGGTGGGGAATCAAACTATGTAATGAAAAAAGAGGTACTTGACAGATTGTTAGAAATAACAGATGATTTTATTGATTTTGCTGGGGTTGATTTTTTTATTCACGATGTTATTTTAATGGGATCTTTGGCTAATTATAACTGGTCAGAATATTCGGATGTGGATTTACACATACTAGTTGATATGGACGAATTAAATGAGGGGGATAATTTAAAATCAACAGCATTAAATGACATAGTCAAAGAGTTTTTTGATGCTAAAAAAAGTTTGTGGAACGAAAAAAATGATATTAAAATTAAAGGGTTTGATGTTGAAATCTATGTTCAAGACATTGATGATGAATACACTTCCTCTGGCGTTTATTCAGTCCTAAACAACGAATGGATATCAAAACCATCAAATAAAAAAGAAACAATTGACACAAATAAAATTTTAGAGAAGGGAGAATATTTTACAAAAAAAATAGACGATTTGATTGTACAATATAATAATGATACCGATGTTTCTGATGGGATAAAAAATATAAAGGATAAACTTAAAAAATTTAGAAAAAGTGGGTTAATTAGGGGTGGGGAGTACTCGTATGAGAACTTAACTTTCAAATTATTAAGAAGAAACGGATATATAGAAAAATTAATGAACCTAAGAAAAGATCTTTCGGATAAGAAATTATCGCTGTCATAATTGTAAACTGTATTTTTTTCCTTTTATTCAATATTTATTGATTAAGAATAAGCTTATTTTAATATTATTACAATGGGAGATTTAAAACCTATAGGTAGCGAAAAGCTACAAGGAGACGAAAAAATTAGACGAATCCTTGAGTTAGCCTACTATAACGAAAGATCATCGTCTTCGAAACAAACTAAAAATGCTGAACTTGTAAAAGAAAGTTCTAATGGTGTTTATGGTATTGTTAGAGAGAAAGATGGTTACTATGTGAAAAAAGGACTAAATGAACAAGCCTTAGATTATATCGGTGGATTGTTTATGAAGAATAAAAATAGATTCACTTCATATGCTGAAGCATTGAAAAGACTTGAGCTGTTAAGTTCTCGAGAATTGAATGAAGAAGTAACAAAATATGTTTTAAAACCAAATAAGCCAAAAGAAGAGGCTTCTATGCCTCAAGATGCTGTAGATGATATGCCACCAGCATTACCACCGGCTGATAGTACAGAACCAGCGCCAGAAATGCCAGCTGATGAACCAAAAATGCCAGAAGAAGAACCAGCAATGGCTCCTGAAGCAGGTAAAAGATCTGACTATATGGCTGAAATTCAGAAATTTGCTGGAAAGCTTGGTCAAGAACTAAGAGATCAACAACCAAAAATGGAAAGTGATGATATTAAGTATGTTTTAAACATGGTTATATCTGCTGTTGATTTAGATAAATTAGAAGAGGACGATATTGAAGAGATTGGTAAAAAGTTTGAAAGAGACGAGACTGAAGAGCCTGTGGCTGGTGAAGAACCTGCACCAAGTGATGAACCATCTGCAGAAGACGAACCAACACCAACACCTGAAGACGAATTAGCAGAAAGAATTTCTAAATTAGAAGAATTAGTTAATTCAAATTTTGAATCTCCTGAAGAGGAAGAGCAAGATTTAGGTGAATATGAAGTTTATTTCCCAGATGTTGATTCGGCTTATGAAGAAAGAACACATTTAGATTACGATCCGACAGATGATTATCGAATAGATAATAGACCATCTAAAATGTATGATGATGAGGATGATGAAATCGAACTCGACATCACCCCTGAATTGAATGATATAAACGAAAGTATCAATACAACGTTAAGTAAATATTTTGAATAATGTATCTACTCTATATTAATGAACTGGGTCAAGACTATAAGGGCCAAAGACAATATGAATTTATCTTTGGTAAAGACCCAGACACATTAGTAGAAGAGTGGTTTATAATCCCGTCTGCAGGTAGAGCAATACCACCGGAAATAGAAGATATTGATTTAGTTGGCTTATTAAAAAATTGCGATTTAAAGCTTGAACTAGTACAAAATTCTGATTATTTTGGTGTAATCGACGCTGTTGATGGGATTGTTGCTTTAGGATGGGAAGCTTTTGATATGGAGGCTGAAGAAAGACCGATAAGGGTTTCTTTTCATTTTGCTGAAGAATTAGAAAGTGTTACAACTAAATTAGCAACCAAAGGGCTTAGATTAATTAACGAAGAAATAAAATTTAAATTGAAATGAGAAGAGCACAATTAATACAAAAACTAATGTCTGAAGGATTTTCAGAAAAAACCTTAGTTAATTTTAATGATAAGCAATTAGAAAAGTTTGCAAATAAGGTTTTGAAAGAAGCTCAAACAGTAACAACAACAAAAACTGTTTATAATAGTAAAGATCCTAAAGATGTTGCTGCATTAAACACAGCGTTAAAAGATCCAAATGTAAATAAAAACGATATTGAGGTTAAAGAAGATGAAGTTATTCCTGTAGGAAAAATTAAAAAATCTAAAAAGGTAAAACCTGTTTTCAAAAATCTAAATGAGTTTGTTGAAAATACAGTTAATTCTAATTACCATAGTTTAGTTACAAAAGGTGATATGGTTTCTTTAGTTAAAGAAAAAATTAATGAATCTTCTGAATTAGAAGAAAAGGGTATGCCTAAAATTCCTGAATTTATGAGTTTTGATAATATAGTTAGCGCTGGTGAAAAAGAAGCACCTGAAAAAGATGCTCCTGATGTTGACGCCCCTCCAAGAGAAAAACCAGGGGTAGATAGACCAGAAAAAGACCCAAGAAGAAGTCCGTTTAGAAATCCAGAAGAAAACCCAGTAGTAAACCCTGATCCGAAAGCTAAAATAAAAAAAATGACGTCAATGAAAATGGCGGCAGAATAATTAGGCTATGAAAATTACAAAAAAAGAGCTATTATTAAGAATACAAGAAAATCTTAATGAAATGCCGATGACATATGACTCGCCGGACAGACCACATCCTGATGTGGAACGTGATTTGGCAAACAAACAACACTCTTTTAAAAAAGTAAACTTCCCTAAAGACGTAGCGGAACCGCATAGCAATTTCGAAGAATTATTAGCATCAAACAGATATCGTCAAATTGTTGAAAAGGTTAGAAGATATACTGGATTACCAACATTATCACCAAATACTTTAAATAGTGTTTTAAGCACTATGATGGAAGTACAAAGAAGAGTTGAGGGTATTGAAAGAACACACAAGAGAGAATTAGAAAGGTTAGCTGTTGAATTAGTAATGAAGGAACTTGGTGTTGAGGAAGGAGATATTGTTTATGAAGCCTCAATTCAAATTCCAAGTTCGGAGGGATTTAAAGAGTCTGAACCCGGAGAAATGGAACCCGAAGAAATTGAGTTGGATAAAGAAATACTTGATGATTTAGAGGATCTAACATTAGAAAGGGCTAAAAGAAGAATGATCAACGCTATGATGGCTGGTGCATCTTCTAAAGGTCATTATATGTTCAATTATGCTACAGAAAAATTAATACAAATTACGGGTGAAGAAAATATCGCAACTTTATATGGTGCGATAATGTCATCTGCTGATTCAATGTTGTGGCAAATGGGTAATAGTGGTCTTGGATTAAGTGGTGGAGGCGGCACACCTATGGCTGGCGGTAAAGAAAGAGTTTTTCCTAATGAAACACCACCAAGAGTTGTTGCAACCGGAATTAATTTTCCAATATTGGTTCACGAATTGATGAAGGGTACTTATGAAGTCATTGCAGCATTGCATGGTCAACCAAAAGATAGAAATATTGCTGCTCAAGTTATGGAACTTGAGGATACATTACAGAAAGAAATTTGGGATTTAAGATTGGGTCCTGCGATATGGGACATTATTAGAGATAGTTTTCCAGACGAAACTATAACTGATGAAGATAAGGTTGGTTTACAATTAATATTCTTTCAAAAAATAGTAGCTAAACCAGCTAAAGAATTTTTAGTTTTCGTTAGAGAGATTTTATCTAGATCAGAATCAGGTAAGAGATTAATGGGACATTTATATGATATAATTAATGGGGAAATAAATGATTATGACTATCGAGAATCGATGAGACAATTCGATGAAGAACTGAATAAAAGCTCAGATAATATTGACGATAATGATTTGAGCGACTTTTTAGGAGATCTTGGAATCGATCTATCAGACAAGTAAAATAATACTAAAAGTAATTTAAAGTGGTCGAATTCGACCACTTTTTGTATTTATATATATGAACAACAAAATAGAACAACTAAAAGAGTATGCTCGTGTTATTAAAGATACACCATATGCTTTGAGAACTTATCTACAAACATATGATAATACTCAGAAGAAATATGTTCCGCTGGAATTATTTCCAGATCAAATTCAATTGTTAAAAGATTACGAAACATATAACGAAAATATTACTAGAAAATATAGACAGGCTGGTGTTACAACAGTAACAGCCGCTTGGTTATCAAAAAAATTACAATTAGCAAAACCAGAAAATCCTGAAAGAGTATTGATTATTGCTAACAAAAGAGACACAGCAATTGAGATGGCTAATAAGGTTAGACATTTTTTAGATCAGTGGCCAGAATGGATTAATGTTGGTTTTTCACCAGATAAGAACTCTGAAAGTAGATTTAGGTTAAATAATGGTTCTGAGGTTAAAGCGGTAGCAACATCTGCTGACGCTCTTCGTGGTTTTACACCAACAGTACTTGTATTTGATGAGGCCGCATATATTGAGGCCGGAGAAGACTTTTGGGCTGCATCTATGGCATCATTATCTACCGGTGGTAAGATTATATTAATTTCAACACCAAATGGATATGACCCAATTTATTACGGTGTATATGAACAAGCTATTAGAGGTATTAACGATTTTCATATTACAGATTTAAGATGGTTTAAAGATCCTCGTTACACCAAAGATTTAAAATGGTTAAAGGTTCCTGATATTGTTCATTACATGTTGAATAGAGAACAATACAATGACGATGAGATAACATTAGACGATCCTGAATATAGTTTAACCAAATATGCACAATACATGGATGATGGTTATCAACCATATTCAAGTTGGTTTGAGTCTATGTCAAAAAAATTCAAGTATGATAAAAGAAAAATTGCTCAAGAACTTGAATGTGACTTCTTAGGATCTGGTGATAGTGTTATACCATCAGAAACTATGGAGAAAATCGCTAAGACAATGGTTAAAGCACCAAATGAGAAATATATGCAAGGTACTTTATGGCAATGGAAAGAACCATTAGAAGGACATAGATATATTATGGGTGTTGACGTTAGTAGAGGTGATAGTGAAGACTTTTCAGCAATTAATATTATTGATTTTGATGATAGAGAACAAGTATTAGAATATATAGGTAAAATACCGCCAGACGATTTAGCATCAATTGCATATAAATGGGGGGTATTATATAACGCATTTATTGTTATTGATATTACCGGTGGTATGGGTGTTGCAACATCAAGAAAATTACAAGAAATGAATTATAAAGATTTGTTTATTGATGGTGTTAATACCAAAAACATGTGGGAATATAACCATAAAGCATTAGAAAAAATACCTGGTATAAATTTCAATAATAAAAGAACACAAATTGTATCATGTTTTGAAGAACAATTAAGACATGACTTTATTATTAGATCACATAGATTATTAAATGAACTAAACACTTTTGTTTACATAAATGGTAAGCCTAACCACATGAAAGGAGCCCATGATGACGGAATCATGAGTATGGCGATTGCAATGTATGCTGGTGATATTTCTTTTACACAATTAAAAAGAAATGAACAACAGAATAAAGCAATGTTAGAATCTTGGGTAATGTCTGAAAGAACTTATGAAGCACCGCAAAGTAATGTTTATTCATATGGATCATCTTTTGATCAAGTTGGTATGATGCAGATAGATAGTTCACCATATGCTAAGAGTGGTAATTCTGAACCAGCTAAAGAACAATATACACAATATTCATGGTTATTTGGGTCAAAAAAAAGGGTTGATTAATCCTTAAAAATTAATTAGATTAAATAGAATAGTATTTATATAGTATGGCAAATCAAGACTTGACCGTTTTTCAAAAATTAACCAAAATATTTGGTTTTCAGAACAGAGGTGACCAAAATCCACCATCATTTAATTTTTCTAGAGAAGAATTGCTGAAAACTGATGATCCAGTTGAATTTGAAAAGGCTAAATTACAGGCGCAGCAATCTCAGTTTCTTTTTGATAAGTGGGCGAAATTAGATAATTCGTTATACAATCAATCGGTTTATTATGAACCAAATAGATTAGCTGCATATTATGATTTTGAATCAATGGAATTTACTCCTGAAATTTCAGCAGCATTAGACATTTATTCTGAAGAATCAACAACAATATCAGAAAAGGGAACAATATTAAGTGTTTATTCTGAGTCTAATAGAGTTAAAGATATTTTAACTGACTTATTCGAAAATAGATTAGATATTAACACTAACCTACAAATGTGGGCTAGAAACCTATGTAAGTATGGTGACAACTTTGTGTATTTAAAAAGTGATCCAGAAAAAGGTGTTATCGGTTGTCAACAATTACCAAACATTGAAATAGAAAGATGGGAAGGTGCAAAGACTAGAACACCAAACCAGGGAGAAATAAAAATGCCAATTAGAGAATTACGCTTTAGTTGGACTAATAAGGATATGGAATTCCAATCATGGGAAGTTGCTCACTTTAGATTATTAGGCGACGATAGAAAACTTCCTTATGGTACATCCATGTTAGATAAGGTTAGAAGAATTTGGAAACAATTACTTTTAGCTGAAGATGCTATGTTAATTTATAGAACATCAAGAGCACCAGAAAGAAGGGTGTTTAAGGTGTTTGTGGGTAACATGGATGATAAAGATATTGAAGCGTACGTACAACGTGTTGCAAGTAAATTTAAAAGAGATACTGTAGTAGATCAAAGAAATGGTCAAGTTGATATGAGATATAATCAAATGGCCATTGACCAGGATTACTTCATACCTGTTCGTGATCCAGCAGCACCTAGTCCAATTGAAACATTAGCTGGTGCACAAAACTTAGGCGAGATTGCGGATATTGAATACATTCAAAAGAAGTTATTAGCGGCTCTTCGTATTCCTAAGGCGTTCTTAGGTTTTGAAGAAGTTGTTGGCGACGGTAAAAATCTTGCATTAATGGACATTCGTTTTGCAA